ACGATCTCGACGATGCCGCCGACCGCGACGGCGGACGGGGTCGCCGCGGTGATGACCGGCAGCGCCGTGTTGTTGATCGCCGCGGTGATCTGCGACGGGGTCATCTTGGTGATGACGCCGTCGAGCGTGAACGTCGCGGTGACCTGGCGCAGGTCGGCGACGCCGGTCGCGCTGAACGCCACCTCGACGATCGACAGCGCGCTGTAGCCGCGGGTGCCGCCGTCGTTGTCGTACCAGCGCACGTTGAGCTTCGCGGTGTCACCGAACTGGCCGATGCAGGCCTCGATCATCTCGTGCGCCGGGTTGGGCGTACCCGCGTTGATCAGCGAGTTGAACTTCACGGTCAGCACGCCGGACTGCAGCGTGATCGTCGACGAGGTGTTGCCGTTGGTGTCGGTGTCGGTCGAGTCGACCTTGTTCGGCGTGATGGCCGGGTTGTTGTCGACCCGGCTGGGCAGGTTCACCCACGTGGTGCCGCCATCGCTGGAGATGTCGACCGAGATGTTCCTGGCAAGCCGACGGACGTTGCTCACGGGTGCCTCCTATGGGCGTTCGGAATCACCCGCCGGCGGCGGGTAGCGGTAGGCCGGATCAGTACGAGCGCAGTGCCGTGGCCGGCAGGTCGAGCTCGAAGGCGTAGTTGCAGGCGCGTTCGCGGTTGCCGTTGCCGTCAATGCCTTGCGGTACCGAGGAGATACAGCGGCTGTCGGTCACCTGCGTCGTGCCGAACGCGACGCCGGACAGCCCCTGGAACGCGTCGTACACGGCGGCGTCCAGGTCATCGAGCGCCGCGACCGTGCCCGCGCGCAGCCACGCCTGCAGCCGCACCTGGGTGGTCGGGTTCTGCGGGTCGTCAGGCCCGGCGCGATAGGCCTGCAGCCCGACGCCGGGAGTCACGTCCGGCGGCAGCGAGCCGCGGAAGATGTTTCCGGCGCCCAGGCTGCCGGTCGGCGTGTCAGGCGCCCAGGTGCCGACGCCCTGCGCGACGAGGCGCTGCGCGGCGCCAACGGCGAAATCGGACAGCCAGCTCACAGCGCCTCGCCTAGTCGGTGGGCAACGATCTCGACGGCGGTGTGCGCCTCGGTGGCGACCGGCTGCTCGAGGAACTTGGCCTGTCCGTGCTCGTGGTGCAGGTCGAGGCGCTCGTGCTGGTAGCGAGCGTACGGGCCGTCGTAGGTGAGCGCGGCACGGTCGCCCTCGACGTGCACCGCGGCGGAACCGACCAGTCGGCCGGTCTCCACCGGGACGAGCGGCGCGGACGCGGTCCGGATGTGCTCCATGCCCTCGGCCAGCGCCGCCGGGGTGGCGGCGTCGATGCGGGCCTCGATCGCGTCGAAGTCGAAGCGGATCTCCCAGCGCATGCTCACTGCAGCGCCACCTCGAGGTGCGACGGGACGGGGAGGGCGCCGCCGTCGATCGCGGCGACGGTGATCACGGTGGTCGTGCGCGTCGGCAGGACCACCTGCGACTTGGGCGGGCAGTCGGTGCCGAGCGGCACCATGATCGTGGTCTCGGAGACGACCTGCTCGCCGGTCGCCGAGCGGACGTAGCGGCGCCGATCGTCGACGATCGCGGTCACCGCGAGGTCGGGCCGGTAGCTGGTCGCGCCGGAGCCGGTGACGCCGGCGTACGGCTTGATCGTGACCGGCTTGCCCATCTGGGCGAGCAGGAACGGCGGGATGCCGGCCATCAGCAGGTCCACGCCTCCTGGCCGGTGAGCCCGGCCTGCTGCAGCTCGAAATACGCCTGCGGCGCGAGTGCGGTGCCGTCGGCGATCGCCGCCGAGCTGGCGTCGCGGCTGAACGAGATCCGGCCGGCGGTGACGCTCTGATAGCCGGTGGGCACGCCTTCGGCGCCGAGCGAGATGAGCGCCGCGACCTGCTCGAGCGTCGCCGCTTTGAGCGCCGCGACGATCGCCGGGTCTGTGGCGACGCCGCTGGAATCGACCGCGTAGACCGCGGTCATCGTGGCACGGGTGACCAGCCGGGACGCACGGTCGAGCAGCAGCTGGCCGTTGGCCGGCGCGCCGCTCATACCGGCAGCAGTCAGAAAACCGGCGAGGTCCGTCAGCGTTGCGTACGACGTCACCGCGGGCCTCCAGAGGATGGTTGGGTCGGGGCGCAGGACGCGCTGCTACAGGGACGGAAAGAACCGGGCGTGACATCCCCAAGCGGCCTTGCGGCGAGATGGTCAGTAGGTGCCCGGCGCCGGTTTGACGCCCCGACCCGTCCGTTCGTGAGCCCCGGCCGGCGCCCCGCGTTGCTGCGCGAGCGCCCGGCCGGAGCGTGGTGGATCAGTTGGCGATCGCCAGCGGGACGGCCCGCTGGAACGCCGGCGTGGCGATCGTCGCCGGCGCCGTCGTGGTGAGCGCGGAGCCGGACGTCTGGGCGAGGTTGCCCTCCCCGGTCAGCACGGCCTTGGCGCCGTAGCAGCCGACCAGCGACGGCACCGTGGTCGCCTTGACCATGATCGCGGCCCAGTAGATCCCGCTCGCGATGATCTTCTGCGCCGTGCCCAGAGCCAGCGTCTTGATCGTGTCCGCCGCCCAGGCCGCCGTGGTCTGGTCGGCCGACTGGGACAGCAGCGCCGGGGTGGCCGCACTCGAGTACAGCGCGAACCACCAGTTGGTCGGCGTGCCGGCCGCGGTGCCGCCGGAGATGAACGTCAGGTTGGTGACGAGGTCCCCGGCCTGCAGGAAGAGCGGCACCGACGTCATCACCTGCGTGGTGAGCGCGTCGGCGCGGTCGTCGAGCGGGAACCGCGGCAGGTTCGCACGGTTGAACACCTGCGTCGGGTCGACCGGCGGCGCCGAGTTGAGGTAGCCGATGGCATCGCGGAGGATGCCCTTGTACGTTCCGAGCTGAGTCACTTGGACTCGCCTCCGTCACTGCTGTCGCCACCGTCGCCGGCGGGCTTGTCGGATGCGGACTTGCGGCGCGACGCCGCGGGCTTGTCCACCTCGAGCTGTTCGAGGGTGTAGCCCTGCGCCTCGAAGTAACGCAGCACCTGGTCCGGTACCTCGCCTTCGTAGACGCCCTTGGCGAACATGAGCCCGCCAACCTCGCCGTTGTGCGCGCTCTCCGGCGCGGAGATCCGGTAGCGGGCCACTACTGGACCTGAACGGCGCGCAGGACGCCGCACGCCTTGGTGTTCTTGAGCACCATGGCGACCGGGCCCATCTCGATCTCGCCGGACTTGACCGCGCCGGCCACCGAGAAGTCGGGCATCCAAGTGCGGACCAGCTGGTGCCCGGCGACCGAAGCGCCGTGCAGGCAGTCGAGGCCGAAGGTGACCGCGTACAGGTCGGTGGTGCCGGAACCCGAGATCGGGATGATCGGCGAGGCGCCGTCCTCGCGGTCGCCCAGGTCGATCAGCACCCAGTCGCCGTACGAGTCGATCTGGCGGCCCAGGTCGTCCTTGGTGCTGGTGTACATCGCGGCCCACCGGGCGAGCGCCCGCATGCGGGTGATGCTCTTGGTGTTGCCGAGGATCGCCTTGACCCCGGGCGGGAGCGCGCCGGGCGCACCCTGGTCGCCGCCGCCGACGTGCGACGGGACGAGCTTGGACAGGAAGTCGTCGACCTCGTCGAGGCGGGTGTTGGCCAACGCCTGGGTGATGACGGTCGCCGGCCTCCAGTCGCTGGACACCGAGGTCACCTCGGTGACGGTGCCGGTGAGGGCCTTGGACAGGCCGTCGAAACCCTTGGCGTCGACGGCGGTGTCACCGAGGATCAGCTCGCGGCCGAACCGGGTCCGCACCGAAGTCAGCAGCTGCTGCATCTGGAACGTGACCTCGTTGGTGGCCGCCTGGCCGAGATCGGCCAGCACGCGGTCGACGGTGAACGCGCCACCGAGCGGCTTGAGGTCCGCGGTGTAACGCGTCCGGGTGGCCTGCGCGGGCACGAACTCCTCGTTGTAACCGCGGAACGCGGCGGCGGCCGCGGTGGTGAGCCGCGTGTAGCCGTAGGTGAGGGTGCCGCCACCGGTGCCGGGCGTGACGGTGTCGTCGAAGGCGATGTGATCCAGCAGCCACGAGTAGCGGCGCAGGTTGTCGATCACGTTGTAGTCGACGTCGTTGCTGACGTTGACCTGGGCCTGGGCGAGAGTGACGGCGCCGAGGTCGTAGCGGAGCTGTCCGAGCACGGACGAGAGCCGCTCACGAAGCGTCAACCCGGGGCTGCGCTCCATGTGGCGCAGGAGGTTCACGCCGGCGGCGACCGCCGCCAACGCGAACACGATGAGCAGAAACACGGTGGTCTCCTAGCTGCGTGGTCTGAGAGCGGCGGAAACCGCCGCGCCGAGTGAGGTGGCGCGTTTCGGCCCCTCGCCTGGGGTTCCAGGCATCGGGGCGCCCGAAGCGGGCGGAACAGGTGTCGCGGTCTTGTACGCCGCGTTGGCAGTGACCGCCGAGGTGATCGCCGCGTCCACCTGGGCCGCGAAGTTCGGATCGCCCGGTTGGACGGTGACGTGCTGGTCGAGCGAGTCGATGAAGGTCACCGAGTCGAGCAGCTTGGCCGCGTCTGCGCCGAGCCTGCCGGCGGACTGGTAGATCGCGAGGCTGACCTTGGCCACCCACGCGTCGTTCTGCGCCTGTTCCGCCACCTGGGCGGGATCGACGTCTGCGCTGCCGTCGGCTTTGATGCCGAGGGCCCTGAGAACGGCATCGCGCTGCGCCTGGGCCTCCTGGGCCTGCGTCGTGGCGGTCTGTCGTTCGGTGCGGTATCGGGCGGCGTCGCCGCGGGCGCGGCTCACCTCGTCGAGCACGGCCTTGCGGGCGGTCTCGTCGAGGCTGGCCAGCAGGTCCTCGAGCTTCGGCGCCGCAGGCGGTGTCGGTGCGGCAGGCGGCGCCGGAGGTGCAGGCGGTGTCGGTGCAGGCGCGGCAGGAGACGCCGGTGCGGCGGGCACAGCCGGCGGCGTGACGACGGGCTCAGAGCCGCCGGCGATTGGGTAGATCGGGCGGCCGTCGGTGCGGTAGCCGAGGATCTGGCCGGGCCGGGCCTTGAGCGGGCACGCGTCGAGCAGGGGGTTGTACACGACTGGGGTCCTCTCCGGGCGCCTGGCCCGATGGGTGACGACCGGCGCCTGGCCGGTCGGTGCTGCTACTTGCCGGCTTGGCGCGCCTTCGCGGCGAGCGAGCCGAACTTCTTGGCGCCGTATTTCTTTCTCCCGATCGAGGCGGCCAGCGCCCCCGGGTCGGTGGCGCCCCTTGCGGCGAGCTGGCTCTTGAGCGCCTTGAACCGGGCACCCGTACCGAGCTTCGGCTTGTCGGCCATGGCGGTCTCCTAGGATCAGTCGCGGGTGGGCCACGCGAAGTGACGAGGGCCCTCGCCGACCGACACCGAGGTCGCCCAGTAGGTGTCGTTGCCGTCGAGCAACACCTGGCCATTGACGGCCGACGTCTCGGTGTTGCCCCAGACACGCGTGATGACGAGCGGGTACACGTCGCCGGCCTGGACCGAGTTGCCGACGTGCACCTGGAAGCCGGAGGTCTGCGCGGCGGCCCGGGTGTGAGTGGCGTCGGTGCGGCGCCGGTTGATGGCGTCGGCATCCTGCTCGCTGAGCGTGTAGTGGACGATGCGGCCGATGCTGGGCTTCATTGCTGGCGCTCCTATCGGTTGCCGAGGTTGAGTTGCTCGCGCCGGCGCCGGCGAACGAGGCCGTGCCGGTGCGTGTGCTCACGGATACGGGCCTGGTAGGCGCGAACCTTGCGGGCGGCCCGCTGCCGGTCGAGGTCGTCGAGCGCGCCGAGCTGCTCGCGCTTGTGGGCGCGCACCTGGCGCTCGAAGTAGCGCAGCTGCTGCGCCGCGTCGTAGCGGGCCTGGTCCGCGTCGGTCCACTCCCGCGGCGCGGCCGCCTTGGTGACGCCGGGCAGGTACGCGGTCATGCTGTGCTTGCAGTTGCAGTGCCACAGCCCCGCAGCGCGGGCCTCCTCGACGGTGCCTTTGACGGTGAACGTCGCCTCGCGACCGCCGAGGGCCGACGGCTCGGTCACCTTGCCGACCGGGCCGAGCGAGAGCACCGCGCCCTCCCACGGCCGGCACAGCGGACACGGGTGACCGTCGCCGGGCACCGTGAAGTAGCTGATCCCGACCGAGGTCATCCGCGCCTCGTGGCTGGCGTTGTAGGCGCGCTGCACGGCGGTGCGGGTGGCCATCTCGACGTAACTGGCGAGATTCCAGCGGCGGCCCGCGGTGTCGGTGTAGCCGGTGACGCCGAGCCGGGTGAGCTCGCGCCAGGCGAGGTGCTGCGCCGTGGTCGGCGTGAGCGCCTCGCGGCTGAGCACTTGGCGGACCGCGGCCTCGGCGACCGCGGCGCGGTAGGCGTCGTCGGCGTAGCGGATGATCCCGCGCCAGGTCGCGACCAGGCTGCGCTGCAGGTCCAGCTGGATCGCGTTGGCGGCGGCCAGGCCGTGCCCGCTTCCGATGGCCGCCCGCGCCAGGTACAGCCGGGCGAGCTGCGGGTGACCTTCAACTGCGGCGCGCAGTGCGGTCAGCGCGGCTGCCTCGCCGCGCTGGGCGGCCGTGGCGACGAGCTGGGCGACCAGCGGTCCGGAGCGCAGCGCCAGTTGCGTGTAGACCCGCTGAGCGGCTCGGCGCATCTCGGTGAGCATCCGGAGCTGAGCGAGCGCGGCGCTGTCCCGCAGCCCGTGCGCGGCGACCCGGCCGATCGAGTCGATCAGCTGCGCCTCGGCGTCGGCGTAGAGCGCGACCAGCGCGGCCGACAGGGCGTCGACGGTGACCGGCAGCGCGGAAGCGGCGCCGGTCGCCGGCTGGGTCATGCGGGTACGCCCGGGTGCGGTTCCAGCACGCCGCCGAGCTGTGTCGGGTCGGGCACGGCGAGCAGCTCGGCCACGATCAGCCGAACTTCCTCGTCGATGCGCGTGTCGTCCCAGTCGGGGTGCGCCATCTGCACCGAGGTGCGCCGCGAGATCGCCTCGGCGGCGTGCAGCAGCTGGATCGCCGCGGCGGTGTCGGCCTGGCTAGGCGCGACCGCGTCGGGCCATTCGACGTCCGGTCGGGCCGGCTGGACACCGAGCTCGGGCGCCATGTTGGCGGTGATCGCCAGCAGCGTCTCGACGATGTCCGCGAGCTGCGGGCGCCAGTAGCCGATCTTGCGGGAACGCGTGGTGAGCGTCTTGCGCTCGCGGGCGTTCACCTCGGTGGCGGTGGCCACGTTACTCGCGCCGGTCAGCTCGCCGAAGGTGACCGCGGAGTACCCGGCGTCCCGGATGATCACCGAGAGCAGCTCTTTGGCGGTCGTCGAATGCTCGGCTACCCGGATCTTGAACTGGTTTTCGGTGATCATGTTCCCGGCGCCGTCCGGCTTGGGCAGCATCGACAGGCCGGTGAAGACTTCCTGCTCGGCGTCGAAGTAAGCGCCCTTGCCGGAGCCGAGGTTCTGCAGGTAGAGGTCCGGCACGATCAGCCGGGCCTTGCCGAGCCGGATGTCGCGCATCCAGGACGTCCACGTCTCGTCCAGCGCGTCCATCGCGCCCTCGACGGCGGCGTAGTCCGAGCGGCCCAGGTTGGTGGCGGCCGGGTCGGCGCGCCAACTGCGGTTGGGCCGCATGTTGGGCACGTAGACGACGGTCAGCTTGTCGACGCCGGTCGGTACGGCCGAGTACTCGTCGACGATGCCGGCCAGCGCCGCGGTGCCGGCGTGCTCGGCCAGCGGCACCGGGCGGCCCAGCTGGTCGGCGGTGCCCTCGTACAGGCCATGGAAGATCGCGCCCGGCTCGTGCCGCTCGAGGTGACGCAGCACCGTCGTCTGGGACGTGCCGGGGGTGGCGAGCACCTCCCAGAACGTGACCGCGGAGAGCCGGTTCCAGCGCCACTCCGGGATCGCGGCGTCGGCGTGCGCGGCGCACAGCCACGGCCGGTCGCTGACCTGCCGGTCCCAAGCGATCCGCACGTACACGCCGCCCAGCGCGGCGGCCAGCTCGGCCCCCTCGAGCAGCGCGGCGTGCACGCCGTCGTCGACGACCATCTGCTCGAGCAGGTCCTGCGTCTGCGTGTGCTCGACGCTCAGCTTGGGCATCTCGCCGAACAGCAGGTCCGCCGAGGTGGCGGCGAGGTCGCCGGCGACCGGGATGTGCAGCTTGTGCGGGCGCTCCCCCAGCGGCGTGGGCGTGCCCCAGAACATCCGGGCGAACCGGCCCACCATGCCGCCGCGGTACTGGGACGGCCGGTTGATCAGCAGCCCGTACCGGTCGAACGGCGAGGACGGGTCGCGCGGGTTGTAGGTCAGCGACCCGTACATCGCCGCGAGCGCCTCGGGATCACCGGAGTACCAGGCGTCCCAGGTGCGCAGCTTGTCCAGCACGCCGAGCATCGCCTTGGGCGGCCACGGGATGCTCTGCTCGGGCAGTGGCAATCCGGTGCACCTCCTCTAGGCGGCGAGCAGGCCGTGCCAGGCGGCCTGTGTCGTGTGGATGCCGTAACGCAGCGCGTCACAGCTGTGGTCGTTGAGCTTGATCGGCTTGTCCTCGCCCTTGGCGGCCGCGTCGTCGTCCCAGGCGTAGCCCGCGATCTCGTCGATCAGCCCGGTCGCCGAGCGGTGCACCTTGAGCCGGTCGCCGGCCAGCAGCGTCGACACGGTGCGGATGCCGTCGAGCACCGCGTTGGCCGCCAGCACCGGGCTCAGCCCGTCGCGGTGCAGCTGGGTGACGAAGCTGGCCGCGGACGGGTCGACGACCACCCACTCCGGCCGCACGCCCCGCACGCCGGTCGTGTGCGGCGGCTCGACCGCCTCCAGCCACCCGCGCAGCCGCTCGCTGTACTCGGCGTCGGACAGCTGCCGGTTGCTCGAGCGCGAGTCGTAGCGCCACTCGCCGGTCACGTA